CGTTACTAGCTGAGTCTGTTACACAATTTCAAGCACAAGCTTACAAAGAATTAATACCATCTGATGGTCCTGTTAGAACAAAAGTTGTAGGTTTGCAATCACCACAAGCAGAGGCTCAAGCAGATCGTGTAAAAGAATACATGAATTTTTTATTAATGGAAGAGATGGAAGAGTATACAACTGACATGGATCAAATGTTATTTTATTTACCCTTGTCCGGTAGCACGTTTAAAAAAGTATATTACGATGCATTACTTGGAAGACCATGCTCTAAATTTATACCCGCAGAGGATCTAGTGGTTCCATACTACGCTTCAGATTTAAAAGATTGTGAAAGAATTACTCACGTAATTAAGATGACTGAGAATGAAGTCACAAAAAAAGTTGCAGCAGGATTTTATAGGGATGTTAAATTAATGACTCCAACACAACAAACAGACAGAGTTCAACAAAAAGTAGATGAGTTACAAGGAGTTAAGAAAACAGAATCTGATAATTTACATACCATCCTTGAGATGCACGTAGATCTTAATTTAGATGATTATGAAAATTTTGATGACAAAGCTAAAAAAATTAAAATTCCTTACATTGTGACTATAGATGAAGGATCAGGAGAGATATTATCTATTTACAGAAATTACAAACCTAATGATATCTCTTACGCACGAATAGAATATTTTGTACACTTTAAATTTTTACCAGGGTTAGGATTCTATGGTTTTGGTTTGACACATATGATAGGTGGTTTGAGTAGAGCTGCAACACAATCACTAAGACAATTGATTGATGCAGGTACTTTAAAAAATTTACCAGCAGGATTTAAATCAAGAGGTATTAGAGTAAGAGATGATGATCAACCCATTCAACCTGGTGAGTTTAGAGACGTGGATGCACCTGGAGGAAATATAAGAGATCAGTTTTTTAATCTTCCATTTAC